AAACAAGTGGAAAATGAAGCCTCACATCTTTCTGGAGTTTTACTACCTCGACGATGGACTCCTGAGGAGGGTTGCAATATGTGTGCTATTAATTCATTGGCTACTGTAACTGAGATTGCATTTTGTATTTCAACTACTGCACGTGAATAATCTATTGTGATTTCTGGTTTAGGCTGTACAGGTAAAAATCTCATTGAGTATTTAGTATGATACACAAAATAAAGTTTAAATCACTTGACATTTAATGTCAAGTGTAGTACAATGTGTTTATGTTGAGAAATCAGCAGCGTTCTTTAATAAGTTAGAAACAAATTTTGCACCGTTAGCATAGCTGGCCTAATGCGCTACCCTGTCACGGTAGAGATCAGGGGTTCAAATCCCCTACGGTGCGCCAAGTAAGTAATGAATGCCCTGGTGGCGAAATTGGTAGACGCACCAGATTTAGGTTCTGGCGCCGAAAGGCGTGTCGGTTCGAGTCCGACCTAGGGCACCAAACAAATTAAAAGCCTGTTTAGCTCAATCGGGAGAGCATTTTCTTGGGCTATGAGATAAATAATACAAAGAGGTATTATATGTCTTCAAAATATCAAATAATGTGTTCTTGTATTAAGTGTAAGCAAGAAACAACAACTAGTCAACTGTCTAGAAGTCACGGGGGGAAATGCCCTGGTGCAAAAACTCAAACAAGATTTCCGAACAATTTCGGAAGAACAGCTTGGAACAAAGACCTTAAAGGAGATGAGAGATGTTCACGCAAAGGGATCAATGTTGGTAGAACATTGACGGAACAACAAAAAAATCATCTATCAAGTATTGCCAAAGCACGAGGCTTAGGTGGCTATCAGCCTAATGCGGGTAGAAGTAAGAAGTTTTATGTTCCGGATTCATTCGGTAAAGAAGTATGTCTTCAAAGTACATTTGAATTAAAATGTAGTCAATTACTAAATGACTTACAAATTCACTGGATTAGACCTACTGCATTGAAATACGATAACAGGAATTATTTCGCGGATTTTTATCTTCCGAAATATGATCTGTACCTAGATCCAAAGAATTCGTATAAAGCAAAACTTGATACGAATAAGATAGAAAAAGTCAAAGAACAAAATAATGTCAAGGTCATAGTTTTATTAGAACATGAACTGACGCATGAATTCATTAAGAGCCTTTGTAGTTAAACGGTATACCGTCCGCTTATCAAGCGGGTATCATAAGTTCAATTATTGTCGAAGGCACCAAGAATATGGGGGATTGATGTAATGGGAGCCTGGGACCTTTGCAAGGTCTTCGTGAGAGTTCGATTCTCTCATCCTCCACCATACAGTCGGGTATCTCAAGAGGAAGTAGAGCCTCCCTCATAAGGAGGAATGTGCGATTTCAAGCATCGCCCCGACTACCATAATTAATGCTTTATTTTCAAAATAGTCGTACATTTAATAAATACATTTAGATGAGACCACACACATTATGTTACACCTAATAACACATTTCACTGACAAGTTTTTTAATTTTCTAGCTGAAGATCCAGTTAGACCTTCTATTCCTCACTTGGACCGTATTGGTGATAACAGAGATATTTTTGTTTTCAGAGGTGAAGACGAAACGGTCCGAGCGATTACTTGTGTGAGTTATAGAAGTGAGATTCCCAGTAGAGAGGGTGATTTATTCACTGAATGCACTAATCCTAGTATAGCAGTATTTTACACGATTTGGAGTTACAAACCGGGTGCAGGTAGACAGTTAATTTTTGATAGTGTAAAACATATAAAAGAAAGTAATCCAAACATTGAACGTTTTGTCACACTTAGCCCAAAGACTGAAATGGCACGTAGATTTCATCTAAAGAACGGTGCTACGATTTTTAAGGAAAATGACGAAACAGTAAACTATGAATATATTAGTTTATAAGTAATTTGCGGGGTAGGGAAGTAGTAACCCGTCAGGCTCATAACCTGAAGATCGTCGGTGCGAATCCGACCCCCGCTTAAAAGTTTGCCGGTTTAGCTCATTTGGTAGAGCGCCGCTCTTGTAAGGCGGATGTGGTCAGTTCGAATCCGACAATCGGCACCAAATAAAAAATAAGAAAGTTTCGGAGTGTAGCACAGCCTGGTAGTGCGCTGCGTTTGGGACGCAGAGGTCCAAGGTTCGAATCCTTGTACTCCGACCAAAGTGTTTTAACTAAAGGAAAATGATATGACTTGTAGAGGATATGATCCAAAGGCCGTTAAGATCGGCAAACCAATAAAGCTGGTGGCTGCCGCTATTCACAATCCGCATCTTCGTGGATCATTTATTCGCGGATATGTTACTATTGAAAAAGAAAATTCACGTTCACCTGGTGGAAAAGTAGACAAGAAGTAAGAGAATTATGCATCGTTAGCTCAGTCTGGTTAGAGCATCTGGTTTACATCCAGAGGGTCCGCGGTTCGAGTCCGTGACGATGTACCATACAATGCGGGATTAGTTTAATGGTCAAACGAAACCTTGCCAAGGTTTAGTCAGGAGTTCGATTCTCCTATCCCGCTCCAAAACAGTTTAACATTTAAAGGAAATATAATGCCACGTATCTCAAGCGAGAAAGCGGTAGAAGCAGTAGGTAATCGTTATAATCTAGTTCTCATTGCTTCAATTAGGGCCCGAGAATTGAAAAGAGGGTATCGTCCAAAGATAACTACCACAGAAGGTAATGGGCCAATCATTACTGCCCTAGCAGAAGTGCAAGCAGGGTTAATTGGTGTAGAATATCTTAAACGTGTGAAAAAATAATAATTAGACCCTTCGGGGTCTTTTTTTTGGCTATTTGATTCCAATAATCATAAATCGCGTATAACCCCACGTGTGATAGTCAATAGCAAGTGATCCGCTATATAGCAGAGTTGTCATTTGATATCTATTTTGTAACTCTTCTAGTGAAGTTACACTCTGTGAAATATGCCATTTATCGTTATCTAGGGGCATATTAGTGGATTGAAGACATACAATGCTTCCTGTAGGAATGTTGGTGTACCATGCAGTATCTTCAAATTGGTCTACACTACAATTAATATAAACGGTGTTACTATCATAGGTAAACGCAACAGTGCTAGCGTCAACTGTATGATTATAAACTTTTGGTGATTCGTATAGCCAAGTGTCGCATATTTTATTAGCGACGGCCGTGGCTTCACTATCAACATCATACGCATTGAACTCCGCATAGTAATTGGGCTTACGGACTATCATCATAAAGGCTAATGTGTTGTGCCAAGCACCGAGAATATTAACAGTCGGGGCAGTTACGCGGTTAGTTAGAATGTTTTCTAATTCCTCACACAACCATATCTTACTTTTCACAAGACCATGGGCAAACGATTGGTATGGCGTATTCATCTAAACGTACTACTTTCGTGTAGCGTAGTATCTAATAGAGTTGAAATAACATTTCCCCACTTAATGCTATGCGTGGTTGGTTTTAATTTTTTAAGTAAGGATATCTTTATCAATAATAAGTTCAAAGTAGCACTAGTTACATTTTCCCACCCATAGCTTCGTCTTCTAGGCTCTGTAATGCCTGGTTCTATCTGCCGATACATACGTTGCTTTAACAAGGCTACATCTTCCGATCCTATGTGGCTATCGATATGTAATGCTATCATTTTACAACTAGCTTCTAGGCTATGCCCGATCATGTTACCTATTCCCGGTATACCCTTATCCCGCATAAATCTTTCATAGCTAGAAAATTCCAACCTAAATGGCGACAATAGCTTTGCTTTTTTGTCTACTTGTACCCAAGGCCAATCACCACCAATCACCGGAAAATAACTACATTGCTCTATCAACCACAAGTGTGTGGCAACGTGAGGCTCTGTTATGTGATAGGGAGCCAGATAATCATAATATTTGCCGCTAGAGTAAAACTCACCCGCATCTAATTCTATTAATATCTGTTCAACATTATGATTTCTACAAAATTTTTCAGCATAATACAAATCGTGTGTATTGATTATCATATTATCAATTTTGATGATCATTGTAATAGCCTTAACCGGTATCTTTTTGCGTAAACAAGAAAGCAATACTAGCTCACTGTCTAGCCCGCCACTATACAGAACCTCTACAAACTTGGTTTGCCTAACAGCTAGGTGATCATAGAAGATGTCGGCAATATCGCGGCCCCTCTCAAAGTCTACATCTAATAATTCTGTGGTAAAATGATTGTTACTAGCGCCTAATTCTAGTGAACATTGTTTGAAATCCTGTAACCCTACATTCCATTGCATAGTGCTATTTAGTATGGGCTGAAAATTGGCATAAATTTTGGAAAAATACCGGATAAAAATCAGTTTTAAAGGTTGACAATAAATCAATTTGGGTATATAATACACTTATGAACTCGAAAATCACGCGCAAGCGTCGTTCTGACCGAAATCAAGTCATCTATTACATCACAAATGTAGAGACCGGTGACTCCTATATCGGTTTGACGGCGCTTAGTTTTGGCGGTTCTGTCAAGCGAACCCTGACACGCCGTATGCAAAAACACTTGCAACGTGCGATGACTGAGACAAAAAATTGGAGCCTGTGCTTGTCATTGCGCAAGCATGGTCCTGAAGCATTTGTATTTGGCCCGTTGTCAACTGTTCGCGGCAAGGCTCAAGCGCATCAACGCGAGCTAGAATTGATCCGTGAATATGATCCGCAGTTGAACACATTCAAATAGATCGGGAAAACAAAATGTTGCGTAAGATTACTATTTGTGTTATAATACTATTATTAATAATAGCTTTTCTGTGGGCGCAATCACCCGCTGAAGGGTTTGTAGAGAATGAACAACAAACTGAGGTATAAAAATGTTATTGAGTACAGTTAATATTGCGTTCGACCACAAGATCACCGGTGGCAGTGATTATCAATGGTCTTGCTACGGTGCCGATAGTAGGCATATGGATTACGAGTCCGAGTTTGCCGATTCAACTGTAGTGTTTGATGGTAAAACCCAAGAAATTTATGAAGCGGTTGTCTATCCTAAATCCGAAGATATGCCCGCGCCATATCGGTGGATAAATCCTGAGTACCTAGCTGCGTATAAGCGTGAGTGTCATAAGAAACAAGTTGATCCATACAAGGCGTGGGATGATGTTACATGGTTTGATTTGGAGTTGGAATCAGATTGGCTAGAAAAAGCCCAGGCTATTTTTAATAACTTGCCGTTTGATAGGCGTATTCAAGTTCCGCTTGATTTGGAAGATGATTTGGTACTACAGTTGGCACTAGAGGCACACAAGCGAGATGTTACGCTAAACAAAATGGTAGAAATTATTCTAAAAAATATTATAGATCAGAAAGAGGGTGAGTGATGAGTAAGAAGTCAGAATGGGTTTTGGTAGAAGCAGTATCAATGTTTCGTATGCGGTACATGGTTGAGGTGCCAATTGGTAAGACAGAATGGGCCCTTGACACTGTTACTATGAACGAAGCTGGTGAATTTTCACAAGAACACATGGGTGAGACCATTGTTAGCCATCGTGTTGTTGATAAAAAACAAGCACTGGCGCTATGTGATAGTGATAATAAGTATGCATCAACATGGAGCAAGGAAGCTAAGATTAAGACTTTCTTCACCACAGCCGATCCAGCTGAACTAGCAGAAGAATAGTATGGAAAATCTTGTTAAATTCAGTGATGAGGATTGGGAAAAGTTCTCAGTATGGCTTACCGGGATGCTGTCTATCTCTGAGGTAACCGTAACTTTCACTAAGAAAGATATGACTACCCGGGTAATGCGGTGTACCCTGCAGCCCAATT